TTTACGTTCTTGTTAATCAAGACGGAACCGGCACACGCCGCCTGGACCAAGCGACCTCGCTCGCTAACCCTTCGTACCTGAGCATTAAGCACAGTACGAATGGTAAGGGTGCGGCCGCTGTGGATCGACATCTTGTGCAAATTGCCAAGACAATCGATTCCACACCGGACCCGGTCACGTTGATCGCCAACTTTACGTTGGCTGTTCCTCGTGATTCAGTTGTCACGAACCAGATCGTCTATGATGTTGTTGCCAACCTCATAGATTTTCTAAGTTCTGGGGATCTCGCGACCCTCACGACAACTAACATCGCCGGTTTGCTACGCGGAGAGTCGTAGGACTCTCCTCGTAGAGCTGCGACTGGTTGCATGTACATGGAAGGCCTTGGAGGGACAACCTAATTGGATGCCCTGAAAAGCCAGGTCGATTTTTACGTCGACCTTGTGGTGCAGCTGGTCCGTAGCGATCCATCCGGCATCACTCGAATCAAACATCTCGCTCGTGATGTTGACACTGTCGTGTCACGCACTACGTTCGAGGGGCTTGCCTTCCTCACCAAAACGCTTCCCCGTCTCGGGAAAGCTCTTGATGCTGGGTTGGCGAGTCAGAGGTTCTCGCTTCCGTTAGAGTTTTCACACTCTCACGAGAATCGTAGTATTCCCGCTTTTATGCAGGAATACTTCAACCTCTTGTTCGACTCGGATGGTGTTCTCCTGGAAACAGCGTGTCCGAATGCTGTGAAGCATCTCAGGCAAGTGCTGTATTTCGCGTACAAGCTTGAGTTGCCCTATCATCCCCGCGATGAGCGTCGAGTTATTGACGCCTTCGTTGAGACTGATGAGCAACTCGAGATTGTCGATGATATTTACTCCACGCAGTTATGCGAGGATGCGAGTATCATCGTCAAGGACATCCTTCAGGATTTTGATCCAAAGGATATCCTCCCGCGGCATGGTCCAGGAGCTGTGGCGACTGGGGAGCGGCTCGAAGAGAAATGGGAATTTTCCCGTCTCTACAAGTCGATCCACAGTTTCTATCCCTACTACGAGTATTTCGTAGTGGGATGGGGTCGGGAAATTCTCGATCGATCGGGATGGTATAAAGCTTTGGACCGACTTGATCACGGTCGGGCCAAAGTTGTTCTCGTCCCAAAAGATTCGCGCGGCCCGCGACTCATTTCCTGCGAGCCACTGGAGTTCCAGTGGATTCAACAGGGGCTGGGTCGGAAGCTTATGCGTACTCTCGAAAGCCATTGGCGGACGAGAGGGCGCGTAAACTTCACACACCAAGAGATCAACAGGAAGCTTGCTTTGGAGAGTTCCATCTCTCTCGAGTACGCCACTCTTGACCTTAAGGATGCGTCGGATAGGGTTTCTCTGGAATTGGTCCACAGGGTGTTCTCCAAGAACCCCCGTGTACTCCAAGCCTTAGAGGCCTGTCGCACGACGGAGACTCTCTTGCCTTCGGGTAAGGTGGTTCCCCTTAAGAAGTTTGCCCCAATGGGTTCAGCTTTATGCTTTCCCGTTGAGGCACTCATCTTTTGGGCAATCATGGTCGCCGCGTGTAGCTTACGCTACCGACTGCCATGGAGTGAGGTGGGCAAGAGGATCTTTGTCTATGGTGACGATTTGATCGTTCCCACAGACTGGGCTCCTCAATGCATGCTAGCACTTGAGCGCGTTGGCCTTCGGGTCAATACGGCCAAATGCTGCATCACTGGTCCTTTTCGCGAGAGTTGTGGTATGGACGCTTTCAAAGGCGTTCCAGTCACTCCTTCTCGTTTAAGGAAACAGTGGACGGCCCGACCGTCGGACGGGTCAATGCTATCTGCTTATGTCCATCTCGCCAATGATCTTGGTGAGAAGGGATATAAGCGGGTTGCTGATCTTATTTGGACGAGGTTAGAAGAAGTCTATGGGTTAATTCCCCATGGTCTTCAAAATAGCCCCTTTCCTTGTAAGATCATCCACGATGCCACCGCCGCTGAGGATTTGAATCTCCTTAGAGGCTTCCGGTATCGCTGGAATCGACATTACCAGCGTGTTGAGTTCCGGGTAAAGTACGTTGGACCAAGACGTACTCCTTCCATTCTCAACGACTGGCCCAGGCTCCTTAGGGATGTTGTAAGCCCTAACGAGTCTGATGACCG